CTGCCATAGAAACACAAACAAACTTCCACGCTAACCAACCTTTATCTTTAGCATAAGCGCATACTTTCTTTTCCACCTCCGACTCTCTTGTCATAGCTCCACCTTCTCTATTGTAATTGCTAGCTTCGTCAACAACTCTAACCCTTCTGTATGTGTAAAGTCCTCTATATAGACGAATCTATGTGCTGAGGTGTTCCCTATCAACTTGGCGCACGTAACACATGGAGACGTTGTACAATAAACAGTATCAATACGCATAACATCGCTACACTGTAAGAGTGCGTTTTGTTCTGCATGGGTTGCCATACATTTATTTAACCCTAACCCCTTAGGGAGGTCTGCCCCCGTGCAAGGATGGTCAATACAATGTGTATAAGCACGAGGAACGCCATTGTAACCAGTGGCTAACACATGACCATGTTTATCAACAAGAACGCATCCAACCGAACGCCTAGGACATGTAGCCCGTGTGGATACATGCCTAGCCATCTCTAAGAAATATTTATCCTTATTGATTCTTCTTTTGGTCCTCACTTTCCTTCTCCTTCTTTTCTAGGTATTCCATCAATAGCGTTGCGTACCCTGCTATATCCCTTGGGTTATCTGAGTAGTTCACATCTCCGCAGACCATACGTGCTAGTTTATGACAGATCATGTGCACAGATTCTTTATGAATCTGCCCTAAACGGTAATAGTTAGGTGCAGATTGTAATATCTCAATCAACCCTTGGGTTATCTTCGCGTTGTCCTCGAATGACCCGTAGCTGCTGGCCCTGTTGTTTAGTGTCTGTTTTACGTTCATTTTCTTCATCCTCCATAAAATCAAAGCTAAGTTGCACTGGTGTTATCTCGTTATCATCCATATATACCTCATAGATCTGTGTAACCAATATCATCAAGAATAGTATAACATTCTTGGATATATCTATTGTAATCAATATTCTCTGGCACAGTTGATAATGCCATAATCGGCATAGCGCCATCGGACTTTGCTACCTTGTTGTGAGTGCCGTGTTTACTTGCCTTTTTATAGTAGATAGGTGTACCGTCCTTTGCCCATATCCATCTAACAACACGACCTAAATACATATCTCTCCAAGTGGCGCCCCCTGTTACGGATCTTACAATAAGGAACCTAGTCACATCCTCACAAGAATGTATTGTACTCTCTATTTTAATGCCTTCTGTGATAAAAGCTTTAATTGCGTCTATGCAGATATTAGCGTGAGGATTCTTCATTATATCATCAATGGTGAAGATACCCTTACCTTTAGAATAGCTATCGGTTATGGCTAAGTAATTGTTTACATCCCTAGAGTATAAACCTTGGTAACTCGTATCTTCTAAGACAAAACCTGTCTTTTGTTGCCAGTTGGAGCATAACTTCTCGTATATGTCTTCCTTGTGTTTAGGTACGATTGATACGAACCCATCAGTATTAGCAGATACTACATTGATACCTTGTAAATCTAACTCCTCAATCAACATTAACAAGGATAGTTGGCCTGTTAGTGTGACAGTGAGTAATAAATCTGGTGAATATAGCGCACTATATTTATTGCCCAACTTACCGAATGAGCCATTAATAACGATCTTTAGAGATTCATTTATAACCTTATTACCTTCACGTTTCGCTTTTAACCTATCATCCACAATCTTACGGTACACATCTAGGAATCTTGACCCTAAATGCCGAGGATATAGACCAAGGTTTAAGATGATTGCAGGGTAATAAGATGCTACATCTTTATCAATCAAATACTCATCAGTATTAGGTGTAACTGTTTGTGCGCTCTCTTGGCTATGAAGACCTCCTATACCCATCTTATAGTTTGTTGTACCTATAACTATCTTCCTATTAGAAAGTTCTCTAGGGAGCTTTATGGAACCTTTCTTATCAAGTTCAAAGTCATGATTGCGTATAAGTTCCAAGGTGTCTTGTAGTTGTTGTGTCTTAAATGTGATGAATTTAGGCACTTCATATTTAAAAGTAGTATCATCAGGAAGCGTAGGAGCCTTCAACCTTGCGTTTGTTGTCCTACTCAATTCGGACTTAATAACTACTTCTGCTATTTGAGCATCAGACTTAGACAGTACTTGTCTTCCGTACGTCTCTGACATATCAACCCGCAACTGCATTCTCTTCTCAATAGCGTTATATAAATCTATCGTTGTATTTAAATCATTGATACAATAGTCGGCGATTTGTTCCATTTGTTCTTCTGATAAATGTGTACCCACTTCAATAGGTAAATCCTGCAGGTTTTGAGAGTGTATCCTAGCGCCATAGAGTTTAAGACTAATTGCAACACCTGGCGCAGGCTCTTGTATATCAAAATGGAAAAATTGTTCTGGGATAACCAAGTTGTATTTCTTTATGGTCTGCCAGCCTTTCAAGTTGTTAGAAATTATATCCTCTGACATACCGAATAACTGGCTAGCTGTAGCACCATTGAGTGCATACATTATAATTGGCATATCATAGTTATTACTGTTGAAGCCGAATGTCTTACGTCGAGACATGACCTTGCGCATCTTGGCTATCTGCTCATCTGTAAATGATTGCGTTAACCCTCTAATCTCAAACTTGAGGACCTTCTCATTGTCCAGATTCTTGAATGCTATAAGAAAGTAATTTGGGTAGACTTCACAGTCTAGTACAACTAAATTATCCATAATCTCCTCGCACAATTAAGGTCACATCTCTAAGGGAAATGTGACCTTAATCAGATAACTTAGATGTCGTCTAGATCGTCAAACTCTTCAGTGACATCTACGTCACCTGCTCCGAACGGTTCACCGTCTTTTAGGAACTGTACACCATAGAGGTTAGCACCTACACGTTTACCGTACTGGTTATTCATAACCCATATATCAACAATAGCGTTGACGTAACAACCAGCATAGGGCTTTCCGTCTTCCTCTACCAATGGAGTTCTATCTCTATCAATAACAGTAGGACGCTTATTAGATGATGCTTTGAGTGACCAGTGGTCAGCATAACCATCGTATTCGCAAGCATCACCATCTTTTAGGCATAGTTTATCTTCTTTAGGCATCTTGATTTTAGCATCCGCTACCGCAGCAGCTATAGCAGAATCAAGAAGCTGTTTAGTAAGCGTATCCTCTTTAGGTATGAGAAACGTAGCTTCAAACTTTGTTTCATTCCCTTGGAAAGTAGCTTTTCTAAATAGAGAAGGGAAAGATAAACGGACATTCTTTAAATGGATTTTAGACATTTTATACCTTTTAATTTTAGTTTATATTGGCTAACTCATCAGTTGCTAACCGCCACATTAGCAAGATACGACAAAGGCGAGGAGTAAGAAGCAGTAGGTATCAAGTAAACCTTTGTCGTATTTCGTATTACCTATAAACTAGATAAAATTCGTATATATCCTTATTATAATATCTATTATGTTACAAGTAAAGGTCTTTCTGCTAAATATACATCTTTTTCTTTAGCAATAAACCGAGGTCGTCTTGTACGCTTATCCCTCACCATTAAACTTCCATTATGGCAGTATAGTTGTGTCAATTTGAAGTTGTTATTCAAAGATTTAGCCTTTGCAATATGTTTAGCTTTACCTTCTGATGACAAGCTAAAATCGCCATCGCTTACTACTTCAACCTTAAATACAAACCTAATCCAGTCTTTACCTTCCTTAGAATCCACCATGTAATAGTGGTATTGCACATCTTGATTTTTCATAGCTAGCATCTTGTATCTTCCTTAATCTGAGTATCAAATGAAGGTATCCAATCCACGGTGATCTTAAATCTCTCTCCGCAACATTCGCACTTGTGTTCTAGTGCCCCCTCTGGGAAATACCTTTTACTTCTCCATCTGCCCGATTCCCCACCGTTGTGGTAGTCCGATTGTTCGCTCAAGCAATACGGACAAAACACGCTATCATCTATCATTTCTAAACCTCCTTATAATGATTAAACTATGTCAAACTCGTTGATGATATCATCACCCCCTACTGACTTACGTTTATCTGAATTAGGAACTAACGTAAGTTTACCTTTAGGTTTGAATGTCAATCCTTCTACGACATCCTTACCTAATCTCTTCTTAGCTTCTGTAACACCTATTAGCTTCTTATTGTAAGCATCACTACCAAGTAATTCTTCTAGTTGCTCTTCTGCTTCATCTGACCATTTAGACACTGAACGCCCCTCCACTAACTTGTACCCTTGGAATGT